GGTATGTTTCGCTGATCAATTCCATTAACAACTTCTTAAATGGTTCGTGTTTAACTGAATATAGAATGAATTTGCATGATAACTTGTTTTTCAAAACATATCAAAGATGTTTAGGCAAGTTAATCATACGTTACACTGATCTTTCCTATCCGGATGACCAATTGAACATTGCTCGTTGGTTCGGGGTTCCTACTCGGCCCTATGAACCTGCTAACAGACTCACCTTACGTTATGTAATGTTGTTACTTTTTGTGACATCTTGTGTTGTTATGATCGCTTTTGCGCTCTACTTGTTAGTACGTCGATATGGAAAAAGAGGACCTTTTAGTTCTCTCGGTTCGTCGCAAACACCATTCTACCAAAATTTGTTAATTGACAAGACCAAAACCAACATCAAATCAAACTTTCATTTGTTGGATTCAATGACCACTGAAAAACCTCGACGCTTAGGGAATAATGGACACCCTATTTCTGGAGCAGTTAGAGACGCTGGAAGGTTATTGATCACAAATGCAGTCACTGCAGCAGGTAAAGATATTTACGAAATATCACCTTGGGGAAACAGCAAAGCTGAGAAGAAACAAGTTCAACACTTCGCCCCAGCAGACCTATCTCACGACTATAGATTAGTCGAAGACGTTAACAAGGATAGGGACGTTATAGTTATGATTGATTGTGATTATTATGTGGAAGACATTGCAAGTATACTCAAATTTGGTGCACCAATTTGTCTATTTTCATTCAACCCAATTGCAGTTGCTGGTATGGATGGGGACAGTTCATTTCGCATCACTGACGATGTAATAACTTACAATGTATCAGGGGGTACAAGCTGGAAACATCAAGTATGGGATTGGTGCGGCTATGGTGAATACGTTAAATCATCTTTTAAAGGTTTCAAACAAAGGTTTTTCCGTTTGTTTGGACTAGAAAAAGTGGTGATTTACAAAATACATCATGCCAGACCGTTCACAGATTGCCCACATAGAGTCATAATTTGGATCTTGCCTCAGTACACTTATTGGAGTTTCACATTCGCAACAAATGACATCAATGTTCGAGAATTGAAACGAGTCAGTTACACAGATAAGAATAAACCTGGATTTAACACCGTAACTTACCAGGATGGACAAAACGTTCAAATAAATTTTGGGCGTGCAGACTGCGATAGTTCTTACACTATGAAGAAGGTAGATTTCGATCTTTTCATGGGTTGCAACACAGCAACAGCCATAACATCAAGAGCAAAAGCCATGGGTTATAAAGACGAATCTATCCTCGCAGCGTTGTCACAATTCTTCAATGCCAAAGAAGGAATTGCAACAGAAACACCTCGAATTGCCGGGCCTATCAAACCGAAGGTCTACTGGCCTGCGTCAGCAACAGAGGACATACCGAAAATAACCGCGAGAGCATACGGTTCAAGTATATTATCAACACCATCATTGATACCGAGTTTACGTCATTTTGAAACAACTAGCGATGCGATAAACTACAGAGTGACAGATGTCAAAAATACGAAGAGACCCAGCAAGAACATCGAATATCTAGTTAAGGAATTCGTTGATCTGCTAGTGCCCGACCCTCATGTTGGACATCCGTATGAATTGGAAGAAACCGTTCTATTGCTTGATAAACCAAAGCAAGCAGCAGGAATCAAATTGATTTGGGATACAGTTGATCTGGACCCGAAGCGAATGATTGAATGCTTTGTAAAGAACGAACCAACAAGTAAATCAGCCAGGATTATCTCATCTTTTCCTGACTTTAGATTTTTGCTCAATTTCTCCAAATACACGTTGAAGTTCAGGAATGAGGTCTTACATAACGAAAGCAATCATCATTGGTTCATGCCTGGTCATGGGCCACAAGAGATTGCGAAAGTCTTGCAAGAGTACGTTGGGTCAATCGGAACACCGATTGAGGGAGACTTCGAAAATTTTGACGGCACTGTGTCGGAGTATATACAAAGCCACGTAGCG